GCACTTGCTACGGCTACCCAGAATTTCCTGCTAGTGAGTTTTTGCTTCCAAAATTCCTTCATCCTATCCCCTCCCTATCGTTTTGTTTTTCAATTTCCCTTTTCTTAATTCCAGCCAATGCCCAAAGTTCTATTGTCGTGAAGCCGAACCAGGCTCCAATGAGCGTGGTCGGCTCCGTTCCAACACGATAAAAAATAAAAAGCACCACTCCCGTAAAAGC